TAGTGGAAGTTCTGGCACCTCTGGAAGTAGTGGAATTGATGGAACCTTTGGTACAAGTGGTACCAGTGGATCATCAGGTACGACAGGAACTTCTGGTAGTAGTGGATCTAGTGGTGGAACAGGTTCATCAGGAACAAGTGGAGTAGATGGTACTTCAGGAACAAGTGGGTCAAGTGGAATCACACCAACCTTTACAAGGTTTGCTGAAACATTCACAGCCACAGCTGGTCAAACTGTATTTACAACCACTAACACATTGGTTGCTAACTATTTTGATGTATATTTGAATGGTGTAAAGATAGATCAGTTTGGTGCTACATCAAACAGTATAACACTTGTTGATGCAGCATCTCTAAATGATATAATAGATATTGTAGGGTTTACAGGAAACATCACTTCTCCACAACAAGCACAAGCAGCAGCAGTAACATTATTTAATTTTTATAATTTCATATAATATGACATACACAGCACCAGATGGCCATGTAATTGTAAGCAGCCCTGATGGGCCAGTTGTTTACACTTGTCCGCAGTCAGGAATGACAGAAGGAACATTTTTTAGTCTTGAAACCAAATCTGCTGCCACATCCATTGGCATTCAGCAGATACAGATTACGAGAGTAATCACAGAGGATAGCATTACTATCACCATTAAAGAAAGCAGTTCGGAGGAACTTATAGCATATCAACAAGAGGTTGATGGTGGTGCCACTGATACAGAAATAATCAATAACCTTTTTAATTAATAACCATGCCAGCAAATACAGCACCCATATTTACACTAGTACCAAACACACCCACTGCTACAATAGCTGCAGCAAATACAGCACGTGATGGATCTGGATCTCTGGTGGATTTATTCACTTCAGGTGTAAATGGTTCAAGAATAGACTTTATTACATTCACATCAGCACAGGCTACACCAGCAGCATCTGCTGCAAGAGTACAAAGAGTATTCCTAACAGATACATCTGGCCTAAACCCTAGGCTCATATCTGAAGTTGCAATGTCCGCAGTGACAGCATCTAATACAGCAATTGGTGCTACATCTACAATCACCTTCACAAATGGATTGATATTAAAATCAGGACAGTTGATTAAGGTGAGCCAGTCTGTATATGGATCAGCAGCAGATCAAACACATGTAGTAGCAAGAGGAGGAGATTATTAATATGTTTGGATTTCCCGTAAATAGTCAAGCAGATATAGAAACATTCACAAACAATGCCGATAGTGGATTTCCTAAAATTCAGCAAAGGGAAATTTTCTATTCGGTAAAAAATGGGAGTTGGAATGATACAACGATATGGCAAACGGCATCGGGTAGGGTTGGGATAATACCTGGACAATTTGATGATGTTTACATAAGGCATTCAATTCAAACGCCACAAATTGCAAATTACATATGCAATTCAAATAAATTATTCATATTACAATCTGGCGGATTAACATATTTAAGTGCCGGTGCAAATGTTATTGTAAATGATCGGATTGTTTGTAGAGGATTTATTAATATCACAAATGCACAACAACAATTTTTGACCATTAATACAACGGGCGAATTTGATGAATTATCAGCATCAAATTTTATCGGGATAAGTTTGGTTCTTGTATATTCAAGAATTGGCGATCAAAAAGTTTTGCAATTCAATCCAGCATTTGAAGTAAGAATTGCGGGTAGCGGAATTAAAACATTGAGTTCAAATGTGACTATTGGAAGCAATTTATTTATTGCGTCTGGAACACTTGATTTGAGTATTTACGATTTAGTTGTCAATGGAACAACAAATATTCAAACAAAAATGATAAAAACCGGTGGCGGTGGGAATATATTATTTATTGGTAATTTATATGTACAAAACGCATCGAATGTCATAGATTTTTCATTTGGGAATCCAAATGTTGAATGTAGGGGCGGAATAACATCAGGCGTTTCAAACTTTCCAACATCAATAATTTCGGGAACCGGAACATGGTCATTTACAACCAATAATCAAACAATAAACACATACAATCCGTACATATTTGATGCAAATATTGTAATTGGAAGTAACGTAACATTAACAGTTGGAATTTCGGGTGGCGGGTTTTCATTAAATAATACAATAAATGGAACCGATGGAACAAGTCGATTATTGATGAATTCGGGTACCATAAATTTCAACACTTTGGCATCCGTTACATCAATGACAACCGGGATTGTTGATTTCACAACAAATGTGAATACAATTGGATATGTTGGAAATTACACCGCCACAATACCTTCATATTTTACAACATTCCACAACCTTACCATCAGCGGAACGGGAACGAAATCATTGGGGGTTAATACGACGTTGAACGGGAATTTAATTTTAGCACAATCAAGTGCAGTCACAAAACTTGAATTAGGAAATTATGATATTACAATAAATGGAACAACACAATTTTCAGGATATACTGGTAGTAGCCTTTCATTGGTTCCAACATTATCAAAAAGTGGTCCTGGAAATGTTATTTTTGTAGGTGAAGTTAACTATGCATTAGGAAAAGGAATGATTGATTTCAGCGTAGGAAATCCCAATGTTGAAATGAGAAATGGAATAAATGCAAATTCGTATACATGGAATAATTATTTTTTCAAAAGTGGTACAGGAACATGGTCATTTACAACAAACAATCAAAATATTCGTGGAGGATATGGTTCGGAATATGAATTTTATGGCCCCGTATTAATAAAAGGAGCAATTACGTTAAGCCTTGTTAATACTACATTTTCAAATGGTTCAGTTAGAATATATGATACAATAAATGGAGATAATGCAAATAGCAAACTTTACGTTGGAGGTGCTATTTCAACAAGCTATTTTTATTTATGTATAACAAATTCGAATACAATAATGTCAACTGGCATTTTTGATTTTACAACATCCGTTTGGGCTGGCATGCAATTTGAAAATACAACAAACTATACAATACCATATTCAACGTTTCAAAATTTATCAATTACAGGAACAAGCGGAATAAAAACATTATCAGCAAATACAACAACACAATATTTAATTGTACAAAGTTCAGCAACGTTTGAATGTTCATCATTTGATTTATCAGTAAATGGAATTACTGAATTGTATGGCGGTACATTTTCAAAAAATGGTGCAGGAAACATATTATTTAATGGTGGATTTTATTTAAGGAACAATGGTTGTAAGTTTTACTTAAATGGAAATCCAAATGTTGAATTTAAAAATATAGGTTACTCTACATCGAATTTAGATTATAATCCTGGTAACTTTACAAGTGGAAATGGACAATGGAAATTTTCAACAAACAATCAAATCATTGGAGGTTCATTTTTTAGAAATAACCCAATAGATGCATCTATTTTGATTGATGGAGCAATAACATTAACCGCATCAAACAATATTAGTGGGCAGGAAACTATTTATAACAATGTTATAAATGGTAATAACGCATCATCAAAGTTTTTAATTAATACAAATACGATAATAAATTACAAATCACCAACGCAACCAATGGTTACGGGTATTCTGGACACATCGACAAACGCCAACACCTGGATTTATGGTAATTCAAACCAGGATGTTAAAGGGAACACATATAGAAACCTTACATTTAATGGTGGAGGAACAAAAACACTACAAGGAAATGTATCTGTATTGAATACATACACACTCACAGCACCAGCTACAGTTAACTTAAATGGATTTACACTAACAAATCCTTAAATTATTTAGAATATGGCAATGGATAAACAAAGGAAAACGTCAAATATTGCAAATGTAGTAGTTACAGATGCACTTAATAACGTTTCACTTCCTAACAATCTTACAGTTGCAAGTCAATTTATATTGAGTGCCTATACTTCTCCAACATCATTTACAGGAACTGCTATTGGACTTCTCACATTTGATACAAGTGGTAATGTCATCACTGAAAATGTTGCTAACTATGTTGTTAATACAGGAGATGTTTGGGCATCTACATCAAAAATAACAAATATAGTTACACTCACACAGGCTGAATATGATGCTATTGTTAGTCCATCTTCTGACTATTTATATGTAATAATCTAATATGGGAAAGCTGTATGTAGGAAATACGTTTATTGATCTCCTGGGAGAACTGAAGGTGGGAACAGTTACTGTACAAAAGGTGTATGCTGGAAGCACATTGGTGTTTCCTCAAGCTGGTACAACAACCACTACAACTAGTTCTTCTACATCTACAACCACTTCCACATCAACTTCTACATCCACCACTAGCACAACTACTACTGAAGCTCCCACTACCACCACCACTACAACTAGTTTTGAACCAAGCTTGGTTTATGCAATAGGATATAGTAGTGGTACATATAATGGATATGGAACTAACTTGGATGCTTGTGATGCATGTTATGCAACAGCAACTCCTCTTCTCACTGTATATAGTGTTTCAACACTCAATAATGGAGCTCTTTTATTCTTAGACGCTGCTAGAACTATACCATTTACATCTACTGGTGGATATTTCTGGGCTTCTGGTGGAATAGGAATTTGTTTTAATTTTACTTACAGCACTCAAATTGATAACTTTACAACATGTGCTCCTATAACTACAACCACAACAAGCACATCTTCTACTAGCACAACCACCACTACAAGCAGTACATCTACAACCACCACTACTAGTAGCACGTCTACAACTACTAGTACATCTACTAGCACCACTACATCTACCACCACTGAGACACCTACTACAACCACTACTACAACCACTGAACTTCAGGTGCAGGTTGATTGGGGAGTGGATGAACAAGGAAGTGGTGCTGTACAATTGATTATTAAAGATAACACCAACACTGAGTTGGTAAACCAAGAGTCACAAGGAACTGGTCCTATCACTGGAACTATTTATATACCACAATCTAAAACTCCATATACAGCAACTATCACTGTAACAGCTGGTGCAGAGGTTGCTCAATATAGAATATGTAATGTTACAAACAGCACAGAGATTGTTTATGATAGCAGTGTTCCTACATCAGATACTTATACAGTGAGCCCAACACCTTTACATAGCTCTGTATATGCTACGTATGGTAATAGTAATGTTCCTCCTGCATGTCCTGTGTAATTGCATCAATTACATCTTGTGACGTTATTGATGTATGACATTCAAACTGTCTGTCTGTTCCTTTGTGAACTGGACACCAGTTCCAATCTCCTCTATCAAACTTGAAGTTGGGATTGTTCCAGCATCCATTGCACACATCCTTCTTAGTTACTCTTATACAGCTGAACTCATGATCAGGTTGTGTGAAATTACTAATCATCACAACCTTCTTACCCATACCCCATGCTAACCAGCTAAGTCCTGAGCTTAGTCCTATGAAGAATTGAGAATGATGAATAACATTCATTGTGTTCTCCATGGAATCATCTTCTATTTGTAAAGCCCCTTCAAAGGGGTTTTTTTCTTTAGATACATTCACAACGCTATATCCCTGCTCTATCAGATAATTGATCACTCCTTGCCATCCTTCTTTGGTCCAGAACTTACAACCTGCTGTAGAGTTGGTGGCTATCGTAACATATTTACCATATGGATTGTTACCAATTTGATAACTTATTCTTGGTCTAATCTCTTGATAATCAAGTCCTAATATGTTAGCTGCACACTGTTGTAGGTTTACAGTGTTGGGTAAAGCTGGTTCTCTATTTGAATCATAGAACCAACCTATCTTGTACATAGCATATACATCTGGAACTACATCTCCTGGATTTACAAACTCCAGTTCTGGATAGGCATCTTTGAATAAGAAGTTCTTGAATGTGCTCACTATTACATGGCAGTCATGCTTCTTCTTGAACTCTAAGCAATACGGTATCCATGCAATATTATCTCCCAGGGAGCTGCTATCAAATGCTATGTAAACTCTTCTATCCTTTAAACTCAGGACATTCTGATATATAAGCTTGTCATTCTCCCATACACTAGTTATCCATTTAGTGAAATACTGTCTATTCAGTTTCACCCAGGAGTTTACACCTATCTCCGCACTGTAATGCAACACTCCTTTATCATCATGGAATACCACCTTGAACTTGTTTACACTGGTTCCCTTGATTTCAAGGAATGGATTCTCTACAAAGTTCTGGCTTATAGTTACGTTGCTCTTTGTTTCCTGTTTCCTAATAGGTAGAGATAGTACATATTTGTAGAAATCATAGTGAGCTAGTCCAAAATTTTCAGATGTATTGTAGGTAGGAACTGTATAATCACACACGATTGTATCCAAATCTGTATCAATTGGTTGCAGATATGGTGTAAACATATTCTCATACTGTGGCAAGTTCCTAGCAATAATAGGTAGCTGGTGGGAAATAGCTTCTCTCAAGACAAGGGGATTACACTCCCATGTACTGTTGAACATGAATATATCAGCAGCAGTGAGGAACAATTCTGTATCATTTCTCTCTCCCCATATCTTGACATTCTCTGGTAGGTCCTTCATCAGGGGCTCCCAGTATTCCTGAAAATTCACTGCCTGGTTCCCTACAAAGTGGAACATCATATGTGGATACTTACGAGCTATCTCAAGCCCTTCTCCCTGGTTCTTACCTGGAGTCCACAGTCCTATATTTACAACATGTCTTTTATTATTGACAAATCCTAAGATCTTTCTAGCTTCCATCTGGTCATAGAACGATCCTATCCTATCATCTATAGGAAACTCTAGCACTTCCTTATAACTAGGCATATCTGCAAATGTCTTCAGATGATGTGGTGTACAGAATGCATAAGCTTCTGGCTGCACCATCTTATTGCTTGACTGGAACCAAACATTATGACATGTCTCTACCATTCTCCAGGTTCTGTCATCTGCATAAAGTTTCAATATAAGATCTGTTGGTATGGTGTTATGGCTATCAAATCCCTCAACAATCTCATCTGAATGCACTATATCAACATTATGCCTTTTGATAATATCAAGAAGCTCATACTTATTCTCTCCTAGGGTGTAGAAATAGTCAACCAACCCCTTGATCTGGTTTTTCTGTACAACATACGCTGGACCATAGTCTGTATATTCTACAACAATGATTTCTACATCATCTTGTTTTAATGTTTGAATCCTCTTTAACAAGAACCCAGGCATTCCTCCTGTAGACAGGTGAGGTGCTAAAAACAACACTTTCAACCTACCAGTGAGCCTGTTTATCATCTTTAACATAACATCCTTGTTTTTCTCTCCATGGAAGAACAATAGTTTATCTTTACTAGCTGGTATTTTAAACCAGTCTCTCACCAGGTTATTTGTTCCAGTGAAGCCAATTCTATTTACATCATCTATTGCATCCAGTGACCCATTGGTATAAATATATGGTAGCCCTTCTGTATAGCCATTCTTCCATAAGAGAACATTCACTACAGTTTCCTCATGGAATGGTGCATACATAAATGGATTATCTATAATACTTGGATGGTTACACATCCACCACCACTCATCCAGAAACCTTTTACACAATTGACCAGCTACAAAAAATCCTGTCTGTCTGTATACATTAGTTCGGGTAACACGAAACAGTGCTAATATAGTAGATTCTATATCTGATTTCCCATCGTATAGTAGGTATTCATATATACCCTCAACAAAATATGGATGGACAGATGTTTCATCAAACATGTTGAATATACCATCAACATTGGGAGTGGCCACACTGTCAGCATCTACATAAGCTACAACATTAGCATACTTGAGAGCATCCTTTACAATCAGTGGACGCTGTATAAGAATATGATATATCCTGGGGTCTTTCCTGTCTACATGTGGTCTTTGAAATACATCCTCCACAGGACAGTTCCACCTAATGGTTTTTGTTCCCTTTATCTTTACATCAGAGTTAAGCATGTATACAATTACAGGGATGTCACTGAATCTTTTCAGAGAAGCTACACATCCTTCCAATGTATTCTTGTATGAAGGAGTGGCATAGAGCACATAGGCTTTTTCCATTACATGATGGAGCATAACATAATATCCATAATACTGGTTGACGAATATAGGTTCCAGATCTGGATAACGTTGAGTCATCACCTCCTGTGTGAGGTCTGGTTGTAGATGAGTTTCATAAACATTCCCATATTCTTCCCCATCCTGCTCCATGGTGTAGGGAATAGCAACAAGACACTCCTTACCCAGGGTGGATATATGGTTAATCAGCCTCTGACCATCCTCAACCGACAGGTGTTCTAATATATCTCCCAATATAATGAAGTCATATCCATCTATCAGGAATTCCATAATGTTTCCTACATGGACATTATCATACTTATCCTTCAGATTGAACTGCTCAACATACGGTTCCCATATCTCCACAGCGTCCATCTTATATCCTACGTGTTTGAGAAGCATAGAATATGTACCCTGTCCTGGACCAACGTCCAAGATTTTCTTGTTAGTTGGAACATTCTGAATGAACCAATCTCTAACCTCGCTTTTGAAAAATGTATAACTGTTTGGCATAGAGGCAAATGTACAAAAAAGATTTGGTAGTTTCAAATAAAATACATAGTTTTGTTACCTAGAGGTGTACCTCTGTATTAATGCTATATTATGCCCTGCACGGGCAATTAAGTGATACAAATTACATAACACATCATTTCTTTTCGGAGGGAATGGTGTGTTATTTTTATTTACAACTCAACGTAATGAAAGTTAATCGAATAGTAAACATCCTTCTTGGAGTATTAGTTTTGGTTCTGTTATACAAAGCTGAGTGTGGTAAGCCTGTAGTTCCAGGTAAGACAGTTGTTGTGGAAGGTAAGAAGTATGAGGTCGTTAAACAAGTGATTGATACTCAATACGTTAAGATAAAAGAAACTAAATATAAAAAGGGAGAAGACATCTATCATGACACTACTATTTATGTACCTGTGCCTGTGCTTGACTCTGCACAGATGGAAGAAGTCTTATCAAAATATTACGCAAAAAACACGTTCAAAGACACCATGAAACTTGGTGAATTTGGACGAATATATATACAGGATACAGTTCAATATAATAAACTTGCAGGCAGATCTCTGTCTTCAGATTTGAAATTTCCTACAATAACCAACACAACCATTGTAAAAGAAAAACCAAAAGCACACCTGTACATGGGTGCTAGAATGGACTACCTACAAGGGAGCGGTGCTCAAAATCCAAGCGTTGGATTGATGCTCAAAACCAAACGTGATAGGTTATATGGAATTTCTGCAGGCGTTGCCCCTAATGGTAAGCCTGTGTATGGCGCAAGTTTTTATATTAAACTCTAAATAAAATGGAAAAAAAGAACTCGATTGTTCCCTCGTTCAGTTTTGATCAATTTGTAAAAGAGCCTGTGAAGGCATTTCTTCTCATCACCCTAGCTGCTATTGGCTATCTCTATGTTGATTCTAAAATGCAATATGGAGAACTTATTGAAAAGCAGGGACAGAAAATTGAGAAGTTGGAAGCAAAGATTGATGAGCTTACAGCTCAGCTTAAGAAATCTGACAGCCTTGCTGCTGCTACAACATCTAGACTTATTCTTTTACAAGAACTTGGCAAAATAAAATGAGAAACATTTACCTCTTATCGATTGCTTTCCTCTTCACATCATGCATGGCAAAGGTTGCTGAAAAAGAGGAACCTATCGTAGAAACAACTTACGATAGTGTATTAATAGCTTCTGAGAAACTACATGATTCAATCCTTGTGTACATTCCAAGCGTAGATAAAAAGATAGAAAAGCTTGAGAAGAACATAGCACATAAGGTGGATGAACTTAAGAAAGAGAATGAGTCTCTGAAGAAAGAAGCACTTATTGTAAAAACTATCACAGTTAGAGACACTGTATATATTAAAGAAAAGACAAACTTCTGGGGTAAGAAAAAGGTTACAACAGATAGTGCTCAGTCTGTAGATTCAACCGTAATAGAACATGAAAACAATTAAGAACTTTTTATGGAGTCTCTTTTCAGAGGATGGAAAGATTAGCAGCAAGAGATTCTTTGGTGGGATGGCTGCTACATCCTTGTGTATCACCCTACTAGCTAACAGCTTTACCCATGGAGATATTAAACCGTCAGATGTTTTGGTAGAGGCAACAGCAGCATTTGCTGCTCTTTCCCTGGGAATATCCGCTTGGCAAACAATAAAAACTAAGAAAGATGAATCTGGAGAAGCTTAAGACTAAGATTCCTGTTAACATTATTGAGCAGATACCAGCTGTGATGGATAAGTTTAAGATTAATACACCCCTTAGACTAGCCCATTTCCTTGCTCAATGTGCCCATGAGAGTGGTAACTTTAGCAAGTTCACTGAGAACCTAAACTATTCTACAGATGGATTGCTCACTGTATTTCCTAAATACTTCAGGAAAGCTGATGGCACTCCTGACAGAGCTTTGGCTGAAAAGTATGCACGTAATCCAGAGAAGATAGGGGCTAGAGTGTATGCTTCACGTATGGGAAATGGTGATGAATCTACTGGTGAGGGGTTCAAATTTCGTGGGAGGGGTGCTATCCAATTGACAGGTAAGGACAATTATAAAGCATTCGACCAGTTTGTTGATGAGGATTTGGTTGCTAGCCCTGAGCTAGTGGCTTCAAAATATCCTTTGCTCTCTGCAGCCTGGTTCTGGGATAAGACAAAACTTAATGCTGTTGCAGATAAAGGAGCTACAGATGCTGTTGTCACTGATGTGACTAGAAAGGTGAACGGTGGAACACATGGACTTGCTGATCGTATATCCAAGTTTAAACTGTTCTACGCTGAACTATTGTAAATTAAAACTAAACAATATGAAAAAGATTAGAGAAGCTGGAGTATTTGGTGTAATAGGTTTTCTAGTAGCCACACTCCTTCAGATTGCTATCTGGAAAACAGATGCAGGTAGACAATGGATTTATGGGGGTGGACAGTGGTTGGTATTTCTGCTTACACCAATCTATGCTTTGATTGGTTCATCCATCATGGTGGGCTATGTAGGATTTAAAGATAAGTTTTCAGCCAATGATGACAGAGGAAACAAGATATATTCTGCCTTCTGGTTAGTGTTTATCTTGTTGGAAATCATGGGGTTATTGATTGCAATTGAAGCAATACTGGAGGCATAATGCTGGTGAAGCTTGCCATAGCATTCCTTTTTGTTGGAATGAATCTCATTCTAGCATATCATGATGCTGAGCGCATCAAATTACATTTAAGGATATATCATGGGTTGAATGCCCTATTGTACATCCTTCTCCTGCTCCCTGTATATCTATATCTAAAAGACTGGTTCTTTATAATAGGACTCCTATCACTAAGAAGAGTGGTATTTGATACAGCCCTAAACATTATGAGAGGGCTGCGATTTGATTACATATCATCTACCACAACATCAATAATTGACAGACTGTCTTATAGATTTCAGGCTAAATATGGATATTTTCCATATTATGGAATTTTTATATTCATCACTATATTATCAATTATCTTGTAATGGCAAAATCAAAATCATCAGGAGAGTCCAGAAAGATAAGTTTTGGTAAGCGTAAGAAAGGAAAAGCTACCAAAACCAAAGGACCAAAAGACAAGGCTGTATCTAAGTACAGAGGTCAAGGAAAATAATCAATTTGATTAGAGTGAATTTAATTAAATCGGTTAATCGATTTTATTATAGCTCATTGTTAATCAGATATTAATGCATAGATTTGTAAACTTATGGCAATCCCTAATAAACAAATAGGCTGGACTCAGGAAGCTAATCTCCTGTGGGGTATCTGGAATGATCTAGATAGATTTTGGAGAAGTTCAAAGTCTAACGGATCTTCCACAAATCCTATTAATGTGGTGTTGCCTGCTGTTGCATCAGATGCATTTGGAAGACAAAGAGTATCTGAACCATTTACAATGTTTGATTCTAGTCACAGATTTGATGACAATGATTTGTGGGCTACAGAAACATCCACTGGTGGTACAGCTGTATTTAATGGTAATCAGGGACTAGTTGACTTGACTGTTACAGCAGCTTCTGGATCTTCCGTACTGAGAGAAACAATTAAGGTGTTTGCTTACCAACCAGGTAAGTCACTTCTTGTTCTTAACACGTTTGTAATGAGTGCTGCCAAAGCAGGACTTACACAACGTGTTGGATATTATGGAGATGAGAATGGGTTCTATTTAGAACAAGCAAATTCTGATATAGCTTTTGTAAAAAGAAGTGTTGTCACTGGTTCTTTGGTAGAAACTCCTGTACCACAATCAGACTGGAATGGAGATAAGCTTGATGGAACAGGTGCTTCAGGACTCACTCTTGACCTAACCAAGGCTCAGATTTATTGGATGGACCTTGAGTGGCTGGGTGTAGGTTCTGTACGTATGGGATTTGTAATTAACGGACAGTTTATTGTTTGCCATACATTCAACCATGCAAACATCATCACTAGTACATACATCACAACTGCCTCATTACCACTGCGTTATGAGCTTTTCAATGAAACTGGTACAACTGGAGCATCTACACTTAAACAGATTTGTTCTACAGTGATATCAGAGGGTGGGTATGAACTTAGAGGTAAACAACAATCTATTGGTACACCCATCACTGCACCAGCAACATTTGCTGTAGCTGGTACATACTATCCAATTGTAGGTATAAGACTTCAATCTACAAGACTTGATGCTATTGTAATTGCAACAGCCGTATCCCTTTTAGGACTTGGTAATGGAAAGAACTATCAGTGGAGAATACTGAATGGTAATGTAGCAATCTCTGGAGGAAGTTGGTTACCTGCTGGTGGTGATTCTGCTGTAGAATATAATATTACAGGAACAAGTGCTACAGGTGGAAGAGTGTTGGCTAGTGGATTTGTAAATTCATCTAACCAGGGATCTCCATCAATTAACATCCTCAAAGAAGCCCTCTTTTCTAATCAGCTTGAGAGAAATGGACTAGCTGGAATACCTTATGAGCTAGTTGTAGAAATGGCTATAGATACAGTGGGAGGAGTGTTAGGTGCATATGCTTCCATAGACTGGGAAGAAATTAGTAGATAGAACAAACAATATTAAGAATGTCAATACCTAATAGACAAATAGGCTGGTCAAATGAATCCAATCTTCTCTGGCAAATTGCTAAACAAATAGAGAGGCTCACTGGTGTTACATCCAAACTTATTCCAAGTGGAGCTGAGGTGGTTACCAAAGCTCAGGTGGATACACTTATAGGTTCTAATTCACTTGTTCCAGGTACAACATACATTATCTCTGGAGTTGATGTTCCCTTGTACGGTGGCACCACTGTCATTCTTCAAGCTGAAACTACAAACAAGCTAGCCCTTGCTGGTCATGGGTTGTTCTATAATCCTAGATATTTAAATAGCCAGCTCACTCCAAATAATGGTTATGGTATATGGAGTAATTATATGACAATAACAATGTCTAACATTGTTGGAACATTTTATAACGGTAACACTGTTACAGCAAACAATGGTGCTACAGCAATTTATCTTGCAAAAAATTTCTTTCAGTGGGTAAGTGGTAACTGGTCTGCAGCTACAAGCATTAGCAATGGAAGTGGAGCAACAGCCAATGTAACAGGTGGTGTTAGTCCTTCTTATGCAATAGGTCAAGACGTTATTTGGGGTGGTAAACATTGGACAAATGTAACAGGAAACGTTGGTACTGCTACTAACAAATATACTCTTTCAGCAGATTGGGCTGTTGTTCCTTTCAATGATGTAGACTATGATGTTGTAGCTGACATTATACATTATGATTACGAGCACGATTTAATCATCAGAAGAAAAGATAAGTGGAACAATGATGTAGATAGTAATTATGAGACTTTTTATATAGCTAATAATTATAATCTTGGTAACCCTATAAAAGATTTCCAATGGGGTAATGGACCTGAAGATTTTGATTTTTCATATCAATTAGGTGTAACTAGTAACTATGTAAAAGATAGCTATTTGGAATGTATTAATTTTATTGGTCAGCAGCTAAGTTATAATACACTAACACAAACAGCTTTTATTTGGAATATAATTTCAGACAAAAATAGTTTAGTGAGTCAAAATATTATAACAACAAGAGGTTACGCAACTGATGTATTTTATACTGGAATGTATAATATTGTATTAACAAACAGTGAACTTAGTGGAAATTTAGTAGAATCAGAATGTAATATATATAATATATATTTAACAAATGGCTATTTTATAAACAATGAATTAACTAACGGATCAGAAATATCTCAAAATACAATAGTTGATAGCGAAATTACTTATAATAAATTAAATAGAAGTAGTATTCAATACAATACTTTAACTAGTAATGGTAATGTAATTGCTAATACATTAACCGTTGGATCAATTAATCAGAATACAATAACTAATAATAGTTTTGTTAGATACAATATATTAAATAGTACTTCTACGATTATATATAATACAATTAATGATGGTACTGTTGAAAATAATACATTAAACAATAGTAGTAGAATAGATACTAATGTTATAAATAGTTTTGTTGACGGTAATGACCTAGATTATAACAGCAAAATTCAATACAATAATATAGATAATCAGTCTGCTATATCAGGCAATACGTTGACACTTGGTAGTAATATTTACAGTAATACATTAACTTATTCTGGTTTGAGTTACAATAACTTATATAATACTTATATTGAATTTGGTTCTTTATTAGCCACTAATAGCTTAAATAGAAATGAAATTGAATATAATATATTAAATAATTCTAACCTTAGTCTTAATAATAGTGGTTCACTAGTAAATAAAAAAATTAGATATATAGAAGTAAAAGAATCAAGTGTATTAGCTGACCTCTCAACAGCTACAATAATTTATGGTGATTATTCTAAACAAATATTTAAGAATAGTGCAGGAACTGTCAGACTTGGTTACTATAACGCATCTGATGTATTCACTGTAGTGAATGTAAACGCATAATAAAATGGGAATATCTAACAAACAAATAGGATGGAGCAATGAAGCTAATCTTCTTCAACAAATCTCCAAGCAATTGGATAGGTTGATTAAGGTGACAGCTCAATTGGTTCCTAGCACCACTACCACCACAACTACAGCAGCTCCATAGAGCAAACATAAAACCAACAAACATCTACATATATGAAGGATTTGAAATTCATCTGTGCACAACCAGACGATAATTATTACATCTGGCAAGTGCACATGTGGCTAGAAAGTCTCAAAACACTTGGACATTCTGATAAAGCTATTGTTCTAGTGTTCACTCCAGACTTCAGAGAAAGGAATGAAGCATGGCAAAAGGTAGCAGATCTCTATCCAGAATCTGAGTTTTTTTATGTCAAGGATGAGGACAAGATTAGCCAAATGTTGAAGGTGTACATTCCTGTGTTGCGCCCTTATTCATTGATGAAATACTTCCAGGCTCACCCAGAAATGGTGAACAAAGCTGTGTTCTATTGTGACAGCGATGTTGTTTTCACAGAGAACTTCAACATAGACAGCTACCTGGAGGATGATGTATGCTATCTCTCAGATACAAACAGTTACATCAACGCTTCATATTTTGATAGTAAGATTAAAGATGTTCTTCCAGAGAAACTGGAGGAATACAAAACTAGGGATGTTCTATCAGAGGTTACAAGTATGATAGGAATCACTAGGGAAATCTGTGAGCGTAACAATGAACATTCAGGGGGTGCACAATATCTCCTGAAGAACATAGGCGCAAGCTTCTGGGAAAAGGTGTTGAATGATTGCTTAATCATCAGAACCTACCTCAGAAATATAAATAAAGATTACTTCGAGAACGAAAGTAAAGGATATCAATCTTGGTGTGCAGATATGTGGGCTGTTCTCTGGAACCTCTGGTTGAGGGAACAAGAGACAAAAAACATTCCAGAAATGGAATTTGCATGGAGCTCAGATAATATATCCAAACTTGATAGAGTGGGCATCCTGCATAATGCAGGGATTGTAGGAGATAGTCAGGGTGACATTCCTACATTCTATAAGGGCAAATACCACACAGGTGATAGTCCTTTTAAAGACCCACACATCTACGAGGTGCTTGATAGTGAGAAGAGTAGGACACTCTGTAATCACTACTACTTAAAACAGTTATTCAATATTAAAAACAAATATAATTTAGATTATGGCCACAATTGACAAACGCCCTCTCAAAGCTTATGTACGCTTTGACGGTTCTGGGAGAATAGTCCCTAGCAGCCTAATCCTTAGAAGGAAGAAGCCTAAGGTGGGTAAATGGGTAGAGATACCAGCTTACGAGTGCTGCAATGAAACCACTACTACCACCACCACAACTGAAGCTCCACCACTATAAAATTTAAGACATGAGTAACAAAAGAGATTTAAAAGCATACGTTAGATATGACGGTAATGGAAGGGTGATTGCTGGAGGTAACATCCTCCAACGTTCTGAACCTAAGGTGGGTAACTGGGAACAAATCCAAGCATACGAATGTTGTGATCCTTATTTCACAACCACCACCACTAGCACTAGCAGCACAACTACTACAACTAGCACTAGCACCAGTAGTACAACAACTACCACCACCACTGCAGCTCCATAAACAAATAACACATGGCTGGCTTTAATATAAGAAAGCATTTAAAGGCATATGTCAAGTACAATCTTCACAATGGTCAGAAGATTGTACCTGGCAGCCTTATATTTAGAGAGCAACCTCCTAAGGATCCAGGTATATGGAAAGAGGTGGATACAGTGAAGTGTTGTCCAGGAGACATTTCATGTGCAGGTGGTGGGTTTTGGATAAATGAAATAGAAATGTTCAGTTTAACCTACCCAACAGCAGCTGTAGTTGGAAATGATTGCAACATCTATAATTTCCTGGGTGATAATGGATTTTATCAGTTTTTGAAATTTAATAAATCTGGAGATCTTGTATGGAATGTTTCTTACGACATTTCTGAGTTATATATGACTACTTCTACTATGAAAATTTCACCAGATGGTGATTTATATTCAATGGGTGAGTATGGATTAGCAAAACTAAAATCAAAGGATGGGTCTGTTGTATGGTCAAAAGGTTGGGGATTTGTTGATTCAATAACTATTTTAGGAATAGCATTTGACAAAACAGGCAACATAATCATGTTTGCAATAGATTATGATTTATTATTTTTTATTGTAAAAATTAATCCTAATACAGGAGCTGTAATTACTCAAAAACAAATTGACTTTTCAGGTATCAGTGACAATGGTTATACAGAGTCATATAGTATTCCGTTTATAGATGATTCTGGAAATATATATATTTGTGGAACATACTATTACAGTTACCCAGACTACTATAGTGGTGGAGTTTTTATAAAACTTGATAGTAATTTTAATATTATTACAAGTGTCTATCTTAACTCACTTAATAATTCGTATGAATATCAAAGTTCTTTGGCAATAGATGCTTTAGGAAATTCTTACATGGTGATTGATGATGGTTTATCAGTGGTGAAATTAGATGCAGACAGTCAGGTGGTTTGGGCAAAAGGTGGAATATCTCCAGTAACAACCTATGAGATAGAACTCTACTCATGTGTTGTTTCTCCTGTAGGTGATGTTTTTTGGATTTATAATTTTGATGACGGTTATTGGAACAATGTTGATCCTGACTATAATAGTAGAATGATTGTTGTTAAATTTAATTCTTTAGGAGAAAGACAATGGATCACTGCTGTAACGTATGCTCCAGGTGGCACTCCTACAAACCTTTATATGGGAGGATGGAATATAGCAAATGATCCAGTTGAATATAAGAATGGTGTAATCGTAATTGCTGCGTGGAGCCCTAGTTATGGACCAACTCCTGCAGATCTTTTAATCAAACTTTCACCAAATGAACAAACATTAGGAACATTTGGTGACTTTACGTTTGCAGATATAACAGACAAATTTGATATAACAGATTCACCAGTTACACCTGTAAACATATCACTTACTATTTCAGATTCTAACTATTTTGATGAATATAATGAAACTGAGATAACATACACTGCATCAACGAATGATATAACTGTAACAAAAACACCATTGTCATGAATAGTTTAATTGAAAAATCTATAAGACTGGCAGGGTATGAAAAAGGTCCCAATTATGCTACAATATTTAATGTAGATGGGAATACACCAGCTAGAAAGAAGAGAAACTATTACAACATAATAGGTGCATCCAATAAAAGAGTGTTAGTTTTGTTTTCATATGAAGATGTAAACAATGTAATAAAAGATGTTGCTGTAGAAATGGACATCCCTGTCATGTATAGCGAAATTGATGTTAAGAATTATATTATAGATCAACTTACAAACATATTGAAAAATGTCAATTAATAATAATCTAAAGGCTTATGTTAAATATGACAAACAGGGATATTTAGTTCCTGGAAGTTTATCTATAAATAACTCTAAACCAGCAGTGGGTGATTGGGAAGAGATTCCATATAGTGAATGTTGTCCTCCAGTTGTTCGTCCTACATATTACACTCTTAGATTAATATTTGACAATCCAGCAAATGCTCCAGTTGCAAATCCTAATGATGTAAATGATTGGAACACCTTATTTAATACAACAAAATTTGTATCTGTAATAATAACTCCTGACGGTGAGATACAACTTAAAGGCAGATCAGGTATAAGCACTGGAACTTATGCTAGTGTTCCTTTTGATGGAGATATACACCTATTAAAAGTTATAGATGAAGGTTGTATTAGTCAAATCTCTTTTAATGCATTCTCTAACTGTACAAATTTAGAATATGTAGATTTTCCATCTGTTACGCAGATAGATAATGCATGTTTTTTTGGATGTACAAGTTTAAGCTATGTAAATCTTCCTTTAGTTTCTATTGTACAATCTGATTCATTTACTAACTGTACAAGTTTAACAACTTTAAATCTTAATGAGGATATAGCAATTACTATTTATGATCGTGCTTTTAAAGGAGCATATATTCCTGATGATTTTCCTTTTGAAAAAGTTGGCTATATAGGATTTAATGGTTTTGAAAATGCAACAAATGTAGGAGATATAACATTTGACAAACTTGGTCAATTTGGTCAGTATGCATTTGCTGGATCTGATGTAACATCAGTTACAATTTCTAGTATTAATCCTAACATGAGTTGGTTTCAGGGATATGTGTTTTACAACTGTACATCTTTGACTAGTTTTACAGTGAATGGTGAATCTAATGTAGTGTCTGTATCTAATTATATGTTTTATGGATGTGTTAATCTATCTACAATAAGTGTTGCTTCTTATATTGGACAAATTTCTGATTATGGATTTTACAACTGTAGTTCTCTAGATGGTTTGTTTTTTCCTAGATGTATATACATATTCGGAACAAATGTTTTTGCTGGATGTACAGGAGTTAATTACATATATCTTCCATTTGCTACCCAATTGGGAGCCACATCTGGAGATGATAATATATTTCTAGGCATCACTGGAAAAACAATTAGCTATGCTGTATTTAACAATACAGTGTTAACTAACAACTCCTCTGGTCCTGACGGAGATATATTATATCTTGTAGCAAATAATACAGTTACATACACAAATTCTTTAAGATCTACACTTATAGGATTTGATACTTTGTCAACAATATCTAGTTTGGTGCCTACATACAACAATGTAGCAAGCTGGAATACATTATTTGATCTCCCTGCAAATGGTGCTGTTTTTACATCAGTAATTACAGCTGTTCCAGGTGCATCATATCCTCAAAACTATCCAATAGTAAATCTTGCAGGTGCAATTGGAGATCGCACACTCAAACCATCTCTATTTGAAAATGTATCTGGTCTTCTTTATTATGATGAAGTTGTTAATAATACTAATGTAGATGAGTCACGTGTTAAAATTATTGGAAATAGTGCATTTAAAAATTCAGGAATAAGAGATATTTATTTAGTGTATGCAACAACTATAGGTAATAATGCTTTTCAGGGATGTGGTTATTTAGGTTTTTTGTACTGGGGTGGAAAATCATCTGGTTATTCACCTTTTCCAGCAGTCACTTCTATTGGAGATTATGCTTTTGAAGGAGCTGGATCTATATCTCCAAGATTTCATCCATCAAATACAAGTCTTTCTCCTTCTTTTCTATCTACAATTGGGCAATATTGTTTTGCAAATTCAAAAATATTCAAAGGATTTTCACTAGGTTTGTTATCTATTCCTCAATATGCTTTTCAAAACTCTACATTAACAACAGGGTTTAGTTTTTCTAATGTCACTAGTATTGGTGATGGGGCATTTGCTGGATGCACTGCTATGACAAGTTTGTCAATACCATATTGTGACTATTTAGGAAGCACCACTGGAGACAATGGTGTATTTGCTGGAATAACTGGAAAAAACATTTCTTTAAATATTCAACAAGATTTATATACAGTTAATGCTGGTCTTCCTGATGGAGATTTGGTATACCTGAATGCTAATAATACAGTTACTAATACATACACTGCTACATATCCTTCAGGTTTAAGAATCACCTTTGATTCTGCAGCATCAGCATTAGCATTTTTTGGGGGAACAATTGATGTTGCTTCAGTTAATGCAAAATTTGCCACTGTTGGAAATGCCACACCATACGGAAGAGTGAGTATAAATAGGATTGGTAAAATGGTCACCTGTTATGGTGGTGCAGGTGTAACTATTCCTAATGGAACTTTTAGTGGAAATACAAATTTAATAACCATTTTGGATGGTCCAGATGAAGGACCTTATTTAGAAGGCACTTCTTTTTCAATTGTTGGTATTGGGGATGATGCATTTAATGGATGTACGTCACTAACTTCTGCAAGACTTCAAGTGGCAACAGCATATGGAGCAAGAGCGTTTAAAGATTGCACAGTTCTCAATGATATTAATTTGCAAAATGCATATACAATTGGAGACAATTGTTTTGAGAATTGTACAAGCTTAACATCGTTTAATTATATCAGAGATCTAGTTAGTGTAGGAAACTATGCATTTGCTGGATGTACAGGTGTGACATCATATGATTTCCCTGCTCTTGCTACAATTGGTAACTATGCATTTTATAATAACACCAGTGTAACAACTATAAACATTCCTTATTGCGCAGCTTTAGGAACTACAACAGGAAACAATAATGTATTCACAGGTATATCTGGAAATACTATATCACTAACTATACCATCAGCACTAGATACAGATGCAGATGTTGTTGCTCTTCAGGCTGCAAACACTGTTACAATAGACAGACCTTCCTTACAATTAACATTTACAGATAAAGCAGTTGTAGATACACTTGTAGGAGGTAGTACCACTGTGGCTAACTGGAACACATTCTTCAGTTTGCCTACAAATGGTACACCATTTACATCTGTTACAGTGACAGAAAATGTACCACTTATTAGATCTGGTTATCCTGGTCCCCAAATTTATGGATGTGAGGTGAAGCTTTATGGTGGTGGAAACATGACAATCCCAGCAAATAGGTTTTCTTCATACAGAAACTTGAGAAAGGTGGTTGATAATGGTAACACTGTTGTAAGAGTTAATGATAGTGCATTTAGACAACCTACACTTAACTGGTATAATAACGGTGGAAACGTTGGATATACACCAATTGAAATATCTCTTCCAGCATGTACACTGATGGAGCAATATGCATTCCTATATTCATTTGGTGCATATTTTGTAAATCTGCCAAGAATGCAATTCTTTACTGGTACTCAAGTGTTGTGGGGCGTAACAAATTATTCCACTTTTTATGGTCCAAATTTACAACAACAATATGGATATTCAGGACCAGCCATAGCAACATCTCTTAGTCTTCCTAATACAATAAGTTTAGCCAGTTTTTCTATACTTGCAGCTAACAGCTTTTCATCAATAAATCTTCCTCAACAAACATTTATTCCTCAACAAACATTTTATGCAGGATATGGACATCTTAACATACCTGCAGCTACATCAACAGGGAACTTTATCTGGACAGGTACTGGTTTTGGTTTTAATACATGGTTTGTAAATATGCCTCTTGTAACTGTATTTGGTACCACTGTTGGAAATAATAGTCAATGGGGAAGCAGTACATCATACCCTTATAGAGGATCTTATAGAATCAATCCGTTCTTGCTTACAAATAATGCAGGTGGACCAGATGGAGACGTTGTTCAAATGCAAACTTCACCAAATCCACCATTTATATACACAACTTAAAAATTAACATATAATGGCAAAATCCTTATTTCCACAAGAAATGCTGAGTTCTGGAGAACTGAACTTAGAAACCATCGCAGGTAAACTCACATATTTTCATGAGCAGCTGCACCTATTACATTGGCAGACAAGTAGTTATGCAGAACATCAGGCTCTTGGTGGATTATATGATTATGTACATGACTTTAAAGATGGGGTGGTTGAGAAGCTCATGGGCTACACAGGAAAACGTCCTGCACCTTATAAAATAGAACCTCTAATAAACTGTACAGGAAATGAATGTGTGGCAAATCTTTTATCTTTTGCATCTAGTTTAAAAAGCTATGCAGAAAGTAATAGCTATCATGACATATCAAACCTAGCTGATTCTCTCTCTGGAGAAGCTGCAAAAACCAAATATCTATTAACTCTTAGTTAATGCAACTACACAAAAAGTTCTTTCCTCCTGTAATGCAGGACAACGAACTAGCATATTTCTCTCATTTACAGGGTGTAATAGACTCTGTAGATGAGCTTTCAATATTAGAAGTGACAAGGCACCCTGATGCATACCACTTCAGGCTTGCCCCTTCCCTTCCAAAATACAACCAAATGTTGCTGGAAGAGATATTGAAACTTCATAACTTATTACAAATTAAGTTAAATTTGTCAAAGAGTATAAAGAGCTCAGCAACAATTGTTTTTGAAATAGAATTAAATTAATAATATGCGTAAAGGTTATACACTACTAACACCACTTAGATTAGAGGCTCCTGAAGAAATTGTCACTCCTTCTATATATGTATTTGATCTAAACAACATATCTGTTGATCATTACATAGACAGCCCTTCTTACAAAACTGTAACTGCTTACACAAAGCAATATGGACCTATTGTTCTCTGGGAAGGAGATGCATATGATGCAATTGGTCAATGGACAGACAGTGATGTTGAAGCAAGACTTATTGAACTGTTTCCTCAATAACTATGAAATACACATTACATATTATCTTAGTGATTCTATTTGTTTTTTCTTGTCAGAAGGAACCTAGTAGAAGCATTCGTCCTCCAGAGATTTGCAATTTTGGAGAATTGGATAATGCTGTATATCCCAGGGAGGAGTTTGAGCTTGCCAGATCTGGTGGACCTGTGCGTATAAAAGATGGAGACAAAGATGGGGTGGCTGATAATGTGGATAATTGTCCCAGAAAAGCCAATGCTGATCAGAAAGATAGTGATGGGGATGGTATAGGAGATGTATGTGACAGTTCTCCTTTCTCTGTACCTGTAACTACACAAGCTGTAATTCTCCTAGATTTCGATGGACATGTTCTACCTGTAGGTGATGTTTGGAACAACACAGGAGCTCCATACACAGCTCTACCAAGTGGACTCTATCCTGCAGAGATACAGCAAATACTTGACCTTATAGCTCAAGACTATTCTAAATTTAACCTAATAGTCACTACAGATGAGAATGTATACAATGCTGCTAATGACTATAAAAGGATAAGAGTGCTGGTTACAGCAAGCAGTGAGCTCTATGTTGGTGTAGCAGGAATTGCCTATGTAGGAAGTATGTTTTATGGAAATAAACAAATTTGTTTAGTTTTCTCTGATAGGCTTTCTTATAATCCACTCAGAGTGAGACTGGCAACAACACATGAATCTGGACACACAATTGGCTTATATCACCAGGCAGCCTGGGATGCTAATTGTAACATTCTTTATACGTACAAACCGTGTGATTTTGCCACCAACACAGGTCCTTTCATGGGATCTATAGGATCTACATGTACACCAAAATGGTGGATAGGTCCTACACCTACAGCATGTACAGATATACAGAATGATAGCTTAATAATTAAAAACAACGTTGGATTAAAGCAATAAATTATGCCACATTACATTAAAACTGGTTTCTGGGCTCTCGAAAAGAATGGATACAAAGGATGGTTAAACCTTGAGGATATTGTTGGAGGCGGTGGTGGATCAACCATTGTGTCTGTAACAAAAGCAGAGGTGGATGCATTGATTAGTGCAAACTCCCTGGTTCCAGGACAATTTTATGAGATTTCTGGAGTAGATGTTCCATTATATGGAGGTACAACAATTCTCATTCAAGCTGCTACAACAAACAAATTGGCTCTTGCAGGACATGGTATATTTTACAATCCCAAATACTTAATTAATGGTTCCAATATTTGGCAAGATTATGTTAAAAATGTTTTACTTACAAACATTCCTTTTGGCGAATCTTATTATTATTATACAGAATTAACAGCAGATAATGGGGCCACAGGATATTATTTTACTAATGGGCTAATTCAATGGCTAAGTGGTGATTGGTCCACCGCTACAACTGTTACAGGAGGTTATTCATTAACTACAGCAACTGTTTCAGGATTTGGTGTAGCAAATCCCACTTATAATATTGGAGACAATGTTATATGGGGTGGCAAACATTGGGTGAATACATCTGGAAATTTAGGAACAGCTGTAGATATTTATACTCTATCAGGAGCTGATTGGACTGTCATACCGTTTAATGATGTTGATTACAATGTAGTGGTTGATATTATTCATTATGATTATGAGCATGATTTAATCATCAGAAGAAAAGATAAGTGGGACAACGATGTTGATTTTACTTACAATTTCTTAGAAATAGGATATGGTCATCCGATAAAAGGTTTTCAATGGGGCAACTATCCTGACTCTATTTATACTGGTAGAGGTATTTATAGTAATTATGTAAAAGATAGTTATTTAGGGTGTATTAATTTTACTGGGTTTAAACTTTGCCAAAACACTTTGACACAAGAAAGTCAAATGGATGGAAATATAGGAGAAGGTTCTATTTATAGAAACACATTAAGTGCACGTAGTTATATTTTAGATAATTCATTTAGTGGTAATATATCAGAAATCTTAGACAATGTGTTAAATAATTTTAGTGGAATTGAAGGCAATGCATTACATCAATGTATTATTGCAAGAAATACAATAAATGATGAAGCTGGTATATATTACAACAATCTTGATAATGGTGGTCTTTTTTATTATACTGGTATTATTGATAATATCCTAAATCAAAAAACATACATAGATGAGAATACATTAACTGTTTTATCTCAACCTTCTTACATTTCTAGAAATGTTATGAATTCGGGAGGAATAGAATATAACTTTTTACAAAGTGGTCTTATTGATTCTAACGTTTTAAATACAAGTGCAGGTGCTACATATTCAGGAGTAAGCATTGATAGTAATTACTTAAATAATTCTAGCATATATGGAAACACTCTTAGCAATTTTTCAACCATATCTGGTAATGAAGTAACTAGTACAGATATATACGAAAATGAATTGTTTGGTGAATCTGACATTTTTGCAAACACTGGAGCTTCCCTTTCTATATCATGGAATTATTTGAGTGGTCAAGCTCGAATAGGTTATAATAATCTTACATTAGGATATCCAAGGATTCAGTATAACACTTTAAATACAGGGAGTGAAATATACAACAATTCAGGTAGTGGTTGTGAAATTAAATATAATACGCTAACTAGTCAGAGTAAAATAACTAATAATATTTTTAGTGGTGGTAATATATCATATAACAATCTGTCTAATTTAAGTTCTATTCAAGAAAATACAATCACTAGTAATACAACTATACGCAGAAATGATTTACAATACAGTAGTTTTACAAGTAATGTATTGCAGTTGTGTACCGTAGAATCAAACATTCTAAATACAAGTAGTTTTGATTTTTCAGCTAGTGGAACACTTACATCTAAAAACATAAGTTTTATAGAAGCAAGCGGAAATGCAAACCTTTCTGGAAACATTTCAGCAGCCACTGTTATATATGGTAACTACTCCAAAGTTGCATTTAAAAGGCTAGATGGTACAGTGCAGCTTGGATATTATAATAATTCAAATGTATTTGTTGCAGGAAACGTAACTGCTTAATAATTTTAAAAATAAAACAAATGAGACCTAACGAAAGATCTTTGCAAAGAAGACAAGAGCGAGAGAACCAATCTTCCCTCGTTGTATCCCTGGAATCACCAAAGGTGGTTAAAGAAGTACCAGCTTACCAAGTGAGCCTATCCCAAATTGAAATCGAATATTTTGTAGACAGCCCAGCTGAAAAGGTGGTGGAAGCCTACGTAAAGCGTATTGGTAAGGTGGTGCTTTGGGAAGGTGCAGCTTATGACGCTATTGGTGATTGGACAAATGCTGATGTAGAGGCTAGAATTAAAGAAATCTACAAATAAATTTGGTAGATTCATAATTTTTTATTACATTCGCCCCTAAAACCAAAAATTTAACGTATGGAAATCGTAAAAGATCAAGAACAACCAGTGAACTCTCCTAGCTATGATCCTAACAAGAAGTACAGATGGTCAGAAGATGATCTATTTGTCGTATCTGGAGGAGAATTTGGTGTATTGTTAAACGCTCTTCGTGCTGTTCTAAACACCCCAGAATCCCAGAGAATCCTTCTGGCTGACAAGGCTAATCAAATTGTTGAACAAGCCCTGGCTAGAGCTGTAGAAAATGGTGTTGTTAAAGAAGTGCCTGAAGAGGAAAATAAAAGCTCATTATAATGGCAAAGGAAATGATCAAACGCAAAGATGGAAGTGTTTCTCAGAGGGGACTTTGGGATAATTTGAGGAGCAAAGCAGCCCAGAATAAGAAAACTGGTGCTAAACCTAAAGCTCCTACCAAAGCTATGTTGACCCAGGAAAAAAAGATCAAAGCTAAAGGAAAATGATACTAGCTATTAGTAGTGAAAGTAAACAAAAATACTTCTCTGAGAAGCAAAAAGGGGGAGTTATTTACAAAATTACTAATGAGATAGATGGTAAGTTTTATATAGGAAGTACAAATAACCTCATAAAAAGGTATTACACCCATGTAAATCACATAAGAACTGGTAAGAATAGTTGTGTAAAACTAATCAGAGCAGTTAATAAACATGGAGAGGATAACTTTAAGTTTGAGATTGTTTGTGAATGTCCTACTGATGAAATTCTTAAGACTGAACAAGAGTATATAAATAGCCTAAAGCCGCATTATAATGTTGCTAAAATAGCTGGAAGTAACCTTGGGATAAAGAGAACGGAGGAGGTAAAGCTTAAGAAATCAGCTTCTCAGAAGGAAAACTGGAAAGATGAAGCTTATAGGATTAAACACTTAGAAAACTTATCAAAGAACTGGAAAGCTGGGTCTAATCACAAAATGGCTAAACTTACAGAAGAACAGGTCATTGAGATTAAGAAACAGTTAGCAACTGGTCTTCTTCCTAAACAGGTTGCAGATAAACTTAAATTAAGTTACTACTCTATAAAAGACATTTATAGAGGAAAGACTTGGAAACATGTTACAGTATAAGGAGAAATGAAATTCTGTGGCATCCATATAATAGAATTAGATAAAGACGGATTATGTTCAATTTGTTTGATAGAATCTCAGAAGTGATGGCTACAATTAAAAAACTACTGCAATCTGCTCCAAGGATGCGCAATGTTACGCCTGTTCCCAATGGTCCCTTGATTAAAAAGAAAGGACCTGAGAAAGGATCTACACTTAAAAAGGGTGGAAAGGTGACTGTTGAAGCTGGTGGTGAGAAGCATGTAGTTTATAAAGCTACTAAAAAGAGTAGTAAAGCTAAGCCTGGAGACATAATTGTAAACCATCCTACAAAAGACAAGGGTCAATGGGATACAATCAACCTCACCAAGAAGGCTAAGTCTAAAACTGTAAAGCAAGGTGTAGCTGCTACAAAGAAATGGCACAAAGACAATCCTGATTATAAATACAAAAAGTCTAAATAATGGCAAAAGCAAGTAAAGCTAAGAACATCTCTGCAGGTGTTGGTGGCAAAGGAAAGAAAGCTCCTATGGTAGATCCTAAAGGTGCTTGGACTAAAGTTCAGGAAAGAACAATTGGTGCTAAGGGCAAATCTTCTAAAAAGAAATAACCATGGCTACAGATAAAAAATGGATGCAAAAAGCTGCTGCTTCTATCAAACGTAGAGGTACAGAAGGTAAATGTACTCCTATCACCAAACCTGGATGTACAGGAAAGGCTAAAGCTCTGGCTAAAACATTTAAGAAAATTGCTGCAAAGCGAAAAGGTAAATGATGGCAACAGTTAAAAAAGTCATGAAATCTGGTGGTAAATCCCCAGCCTGGCAAAGATCTGAAGGAAAGAATCCTGAAGG